CTTTGAGGAGTTAACAGAATGACAAGAAAAAACTATATTATTTTTATCAGGCATTTAAAAAAAATAAAAGATTTAGCAGATTTTTATGAATATATTGCAGACTCAAAAGTTTGTGGAAGTGCTATTTATTTATTTTTAATCATTTGTTCACCTTTCATTGCTTTGCTATTTCCAATCGCATACATAGAGCATTGTTTTTATAAAAAAAGATTTATTAGACAATGCGTTGAATACGATTGGTGTTCAAAGGAATATCTTGAAGAGGTTGTTGATATCAAAAAAGATGATATTGGAGAGGTGGAGTGATGAGTTATGATTTGGAAATCTTAGCGAAAATAGAAAGCGGAGATTATATTTCCATAGATGAACCTGAAAATAGTTCTCCAACTTATAATCTTGGAAAAATGTTTAGGGCAGCTATGGATTGGGATTTCGACCAAGGTACCATTTACAATGTCGCTGATATTTTTGAAAACATTCAACGTGGTATCTCAGAATTGGAACAGCATCCTGAAAAGTATGTGCAATATGAACCTGAAAACAAATGGGGGACTGTCAGCAGTGCGTTAGAAGATTTAAGATCATTGAGAGATTGTATTTTAGGACAAGATATCGATACAAAATACTTATATGTGAGGTGGTAACATGAAACGACCAAACAGATACCCGTACACACGAAGTCAATGGGTTGAAGAAACCGTTGATCACTATACATATAAAAATGATATTTGTTATACAAGTCATATTTTAGAAAATAGACTTACTGGAGAAATTAAGAGCAAGGAGATGAAATAGTGATTATCAAGGATTACAAATATGATTGTTCAGGTGGTAGAATCTGCTACACAATTGGTGTTGATGGCTATGAATTAGCCGTGGAACATACTAAGACAGAATATGGAAGTGTCCAAAGAGATGATATTGATGATTTCTTGGGTACGGTCGAGGAATACGATTTTCAAGAAGCTGATATGATTGAAGCATTCGTTGACTTTCAAAATGATTTGCTCTTGTATGGAATTGATTTTGAATTGAGAAATGAGGTCACAGAATGAAACGAAAAAGCATATCTAAAACCACTAGACAAAAAGTTTTAGATAAATACGGCGGTCACTGTGCTTATTGTGGTAAGGTTTTGGACTTGAAAACTTTGAGAGTGGATCATTTGCATCCTCATTATTTAGGTGGAGAAGATAGTTTTGAAAACTATATGCCAGCTTGTTATAAATGTAATTTCTACAAATCTACTCTCTCACTAGAACAATTTAGAGAACAGATATCGACTTTGCATGAAAGGATCAGCAAACCATTTATATCTAGACTTGGTTTAGATTATGGAATCATCAAAATCGAACCATTCAACGGGAAATTTTATTTTGAGGAGGTAACATGAAACGATTCATAGCAATCTGGATTCTACTATCTGCTGGACTAAACATCTGGCAGATGGGCAGGATTGCAGAACTAGAAACAAAGCGCCCGGTTGTCGTCTACAAAGCTGATAATCAAGGCGCCGAGATAATCGGTCGTGTGGTCGGAAAAGGACAATTCGGAAAGCTATATACAATCACAATTCGTGATTACGGCATTTTCGTAGTCACGAAAGAGGTGTATGAGAAGGTGAAAGTTGGAGATGAGGTGAAAATTTAGATGGAAGAAAAAGAGTTAGAAGAACTTGCTTTTGTTTTTCAAGTAGGGCAGCTCGTTTTGCACACAGCAAAGTCAATTATTAAAGATGAGAATTTGTTAGGAAGTAATGGGACGTTCGCTATTGACGGGCACAAGTTCGAGATAAAGATATCAGAGGTATCTGAAAAGGGGTAAATATGGCAAATTTTGCAGAAGGAACAATTAAACTAAGAGGACGTGCAGAAAATATTAAATCAGCTTTGAAATATATGTTTGGAGCTGTTGGAGAAATCACGATCGAAGAGGATACAGATGGTGAGATAATCACTTTTACTACAACGGACTCTTATTTTTATATCAATGGCACAAAACGTGCTTTTATTGACAATGATAGTTTTAAAATTCATCTTGATGATGATTTTCTTATCATCGAACTTGATGATTTCAAGCAGGCGTGGAGAGCTATCCCAGACGATTGCACAAAAATATCTGAGAAATTCAATGTTGACATTAAGATATTCACGTTTGAACAAGGCATGCAATTTACACAAGAAATTGAAATCTCAAAAGGTAAAATTTTAAAAGATATCGTACGTAAGTATGATAATTATGAATGGGAAGTTCCGTTCAGTAATTTTGGAGGATAAATTATGAACACACTAGACAGAGTGAAACAATGGTTTATTGACCGTGACCTTAAAAACGGTGGACGACTAGATAAGCAGTCATTAAAACTTAGCGAAGAGTTCGGAGAGTTATGTGCAGGCTATCTCAAAAAGAATGAGAAGCTGACCAAGGATAGTATCGGAGATTGTGCAGTCGTGATTGTCGGTTTAGCATTGCTTATCAAGGAAGATGTGAATCAGATTTTCAAAGAATCTGATAATATCAAGAGAAAAGATGCAATGGAAAGCTTCATCTCACTTAATGCAAATATTAGTGAGTTTCAACTATCACAAGGGTTTGCTAGTAAGGTATTGTGCAGACATAATCTAGTACGCTCGATCGGTTACCTGAAATCAATCAGCAATGCGCTTGGATATGATTTTGATGAATGCTTTGAACTAGCCTATCAAGAAATCAAAGACCGTAAAGGTCGCTGGATTGACGGAAGTTTCGTGAAAGAGGAGGATTTGGGATGAAAAAATTAGGAATTATTTTAGGGTTTGTATTTGTAATCGTTGCATCACCGTTCGTGGTTCAGTATGGATGGAATGAAATTATCACAACGATCGTTCCGGTTGGTAGAATTACAGTTTGGCAAGCTTTTGGGATGGATATGCTACTATCTTTCATTTTCCCTGTGTCGTCTAGCAAAAAAATATCTGAAGAGGAATTTTTATATTCTATAAAGAGTGGTATTTCGAAAATCATTACATGTGCATTTTTAATTTGGCTAGCTAGTTTGTTTATTTAAGGAGAATTTGAGATGACACCAAAATTCAGAGCTTATGATAGTGGCTCATTAAGTCGTATGTATCAACCAGAAGAAGTGATGGTTGGTGATGGCAATATCTGGATTATTGATGAGGATTCTGTTGCTGGTGAATGGATTGTGAACAATGACATTCACCTCATGCAATCAACAGGATTAGTCGACAAGGAAGGTACAGAAGTTTTTGAAGGCGATATCTTACATCATCAGATACAGACAGAATATACCTTTATTGTCAAATACGACAAAGACAAAGGTCGCTGGTACGGTGATGGTCTAAGTCGTACATATCGGATTGACATTACAAAGGAATTCCTACCGTATTATAAAGTCATTGGGAACATCTACGAAAATCCTGAGTTTTTGGAGGACGCAAATGAGACCTTGTAAATATCCATATTCAGGGAAAAGAAAAAGGCAAGAAACACCATCGTCATTGTTTTCTGCACGACCAATTTTTAACGAGGTTCCAATTGTGGAAGAGGTCAAAGTTGAGTTCGGAGTTGAAGCTAGTATGGGGCGCATATATTCAGAAACGTTAATACATTTAGATATTTCTGGATACGGAAATAGAGTGCATTCAGTACATCGCTTCCCTGGCACCTTACTGAGTGCCGGCGAGTCAATTCAACTAAAGATGCTTTTCTATAAAAGACTTAGAAATTTTACTACAGATCGTTTCTTGACGTTTAGGGAATCTGACTGGAAGCTCTTTATCCGTGACCTGGTCAACGAATTTGTGCATTAAAAAGTTATTGAGGAGATGGAGAATGAGAATAAAAACATCAAATGATGCTATAATCAACGTTGATAGCGCGAAGCATAGCGTCACAATTGAAGGAGTTGAGTTTGGTTCAGATTGTAGCGCTTTAGTATCTAAGAATAAAGACGGAACAGGAACAATTACTCTGATATTTGAAGGGAAAATTATTTGAAATACACGAGGAGATTTGTAAGATGCAGCTAAGATTGAAAGAACTTAGAGAGGATCTAGGTATATCTGTCAAAGATATGGCTAGGGATACGGGTGTTTCTCAAAACACAATTCACTTGTATGAGAGAGGTGGATATCCATCCATTAAGCAAATTGAAATGATTGCTAAAACCTATGATGTAAATCCTGCTTGGTTAGTTGGATGGGTAGATGATGAAATGCAACCTACAATTCAGGTAGTTGAGAAAATCATCTACAAAGAAAGTCCAACAGCAAGACTGCCAGATTATCACAATAACAATAACGACGGTAAGATTATCAAGTGGATCAAAAGTAAAAAATATATGGGAGGTAAGGTTTGGTCAAAAAGAACTTAACAAAGGCACGAAGAGATTATCTCGAGTTTGAACTCGATGATAAATATTTAAAGATTGACAAACTTATTGGCCAACGTAGGCATGAGCTAGAACGTTTGTACGAAGTTAAGCATCTTACTGTTCCTGGTATTGATGATACTGGAGCAAGTGGCAGTGGGACATTCGTCAACAGGTCGGAGAATCTAGCGGTTGCTTATGCAAGCGATCCTATGATTTTAAGATTAGAAAATCTCCAAAAAGCCATTTCTCAATTACTAGAAAATCTAGAACCAGATGATAAGAAAATCTTCTATCTTCGCTGGGGAGAACATACTGGCTATGACTGGATTCAAGTTTGGCACATCATGGAAAATGGAGATACAGGTTACTTGTATAGGCATAGCAAGCAAATTTACAGAAGGCGTGAAGTTATTCTAGACACACTTTCAAATTTGCTCTTTATGTGAAGTTGTCAAAAAAACATATAGAATTGACAAAAACAATGTGGTAAATTAGTATCATGAACAATAGCAGAGAGGAAACCTCTGCTTTTTTTGTGCATAAAAAAGGAGGTGAGAATATGTGGTAGTTGTTGAACCAATCAGAAATAGAGATGATGTTCAGCTTATGATTGAATGGCTGACGTTGCATAGTGCAGTCAAGGAGTCAGATAGACAACGTAACCTCATGCTCTTCCTTTCTGGTGTTAATCTGGGATTTCGTATTGGCGATATCGTTAAACTGAAAGTAAAGCATGTTAAAGGCTGGCATGTCCAGATAGTCGATGAAAAGACAGACAAGCCAACCAAACGAAAGATGCCAAAGAAATTCAAGAATGCTATGAGGCAGTACATCAAAGACAAGAAAGATGAAGACTTCCTCTTTCCAAGTAGAAATGGAAAGCATCAGCATATAAAACCTAACACAGCTTATAAAATCATAAAGAGAGCTGCTGAAGAAGTTGGTCTAGAAAACATAGCTACTCACTCGATGAGAAAGACATTTGGTTTATTTATGTACGAGCAAACCAAGGATGTGGCCTTAATAATGGATCTACTAAACCATTCAAGCCAGAGCATTTCGCTCAGATATATTGGTAAAAATCAAGATTCACAAGACAGAGCCATGACTAAGTTTCAAGGCTTTTAATTTTTTTATCTCCTTCAAATGGCATTTCATCGTATTTTGGTAAAAATTTATGTTTAGGGACTATACCATTATTACTACCATCTTCGTCATCATATTGATACTCAAAATCAGATGTTTTAAATCCAACTTCTTCTACTTTAATTTTAAAATTTTCCACCTT